TCAAGTGCAGCAGAAACAGTAGCAATACTAGTTGCCATAGTATTAGAGACAGTTGCTATACGTGACTCAAGAGTTGCTGAAGTAGTAGCAAAGGTACTAGATACTCCTGCAATTCTAGTTTCAAGATTAGCAGATGTAGCTGCGCTTGCCTTTGTTTCTGCAAGAACTGACACTGCATTAATGCGTGTTTCAANGGCTGCTGAAGTAGCAGCAAAGGTACTTGAGACTCCTGCAATTCGAGTCTCTAATGTAGCAGATAAAGCAGCAACTGTAGAAGATGTAGCAACAGGCTCACTAGCAACCAATATATTTGTGGCATTTACTGTTGTTGCACTTACCGTGCCAGCACTAACAGTTGTTGCAAAAAAATTACCAGTACGTAGACTACTAACACTTACATCTTGAAATACAAGGTTAGTTGCGTTTAATGTACTGGTAGTAATACTTGTAGCTATAATATTTGTTGTTTGTAGATTTGCTGGTTGAAATGCGCCACCAACAATTAGACTACCAGCAATACTTACATTGCCAGTAAATGCAGCAGAAGTTTGAGAAAGTTTTAATGGAGAGTTATTACCAGAACCATCTTGGACATTACGCAGTGTTTCATCTATACCATTATTGGAAGCACTAGAATTAATCTGCAATAAATCTTTATAGGTATTTGCAATTTTCTTACCTGTTAAATCTGTCATTATACTATATTCCAGTTCTTATCAACATCTTCCCAATTGTCAAACACAGCCGCTTCCCAATTTAGGTTTCTATCGTTATTAAATTCAGGTCTAGCATCTTTAATAAACATGCTTCTATCTATAGTAGATATAATTTTATTTTGTGGATGATTAACTAAGTCATAACCTTTTTCATTATCTTCTGGACAAACCCAAAGACCATAACTATTCTTTTTCATTACTGTCCGTGGATATGCAAAGCCACAAACATCGCAGACTATCTTATTATATTTACCTCTTGCCATATTATAAACTCGGTAGCCATGCTGATACAGGAACTGCGGATACTATATTTACTGGTAGCCTTGGACTATCAACATTTACATCATCAGTTACTCTAGCTATTTTATTTTGGGGATGACTTACTTTATCATACTTGCCTTCAAAATCAGTAGGACATACCATCATTCCATAGCTATTCTTTTTTAATTCACTAAGCTTGTAACGAAAGCCGCAAACATCGCAAACACCTAACGCCTTAGTCACTTAGTAACTTAATCTAGGACGAATAAGAAGGCTGACACGTTCCTTGTCTTCTTCCTGCGCTCTAGATAACCTTTCCTCATATTCTTGCTTTAGTAAGCTAATTCGACCAGCATCAACTCCTGGTCTTTTCATAGACATAAAGTATGCTGTACCTGCAGTTAGGCACGGCAAAAATCTTCTAGAGACATCAGCACTCTGAGAAGACCGTGTGACATCTTGAATGTATTTTACAGTTTCTAGTTTAAGTTGGTCAGTGCTATTATCTGGTAGAGGCCATAGGTGAATAACAACATTATCACGGTCACGCCTGACTGCATATTGAGATGGGCGACCCGTCTGAGATTTTCTAGGAATCTTTAAATATTCTTCCATAGATATTCTGTTTAGTTGTAAGTCAGTTTTGTTGTCACCATTAACTCTATTAATGACTGCTTCAACAACATCAATGTTATGTGCATCTAAACTATAAGATGTAACACTTGTTGTTACGGACACCGCCGTAGTTCCAACTGTCCAAAGTTGTATACCACGGTTTTGCCAATCTTGTAGGAGTAAATTTATAGAACGGCGTGCAGAGCGAGGCTCCTCACCCAGCGTGGGTTCACCACCAATCATTTCCATTGCTTCTTGGATTACTTCATCAATATCCATTGAAAAGCTATATGTTCCTGATGTAGCCATTACGAATTATCCTTTTCCTTGTTTTTTTTCATTACACTTGCAGTTACAGTTTTCTTTGCCACAAGTTTTTTTAACATAAGTATTTCCCATAATATTCTTACGTTGGGTCATGGAAGAATTAACATTGTCATACATTTTGTGCATCAGTTTATTCCTTGGTTTAAACCAAAAATACTTTTCTCTATTTCGTAATGCCATTACTTCCTACGTATGGTGCGACCAGTCCTATTATGACTTACGCCTCTTGGACGCTTTAAGCCAGTAGTTCGTTTTTTAAGACCACCTGCCTTTCTAATCTGCTGACTGGTCGCTGCCCTACTTATTGTCATTTTATTTAAGCTTTCCTTGTATTTTTTCTATTAAGACCAAAAGTTTGTTTTTGACTTTTTGGAGGACGTTTTTTACTGCCAGATTTACCTGCCCAAAATACTTTGTCAGCCCAGTAAGCAGCAGAACATTTACCTTTAGCAATATTTTTTGCATGTCTTGCTTTAAAACTTTTACGAGCTTCTTTGCTATAGTTATGACCCATTCCTTGTGCGCCAAAACGAATTGTTTTAATTTTTCCATTATCACATCTCACTGCAACTACTGCTTTTTTAGTTGGATGTTTAGGAGTCATTTTTGGTTTATTCAAACCTTTAAGTCCTAATTTTTTTAATCTATTTTTTTCTGCATCTGTTAATGACATTAGTATATCCTATTATGTGGAGCTTTACCATATTTACGTTTATTAATTCTACCACCTGTTTTTGCTTGACGAAATTGTGAAGTTTTCTTTGCTATAGCTTCAGGTTGGTCAACAAATTGTTTTCCTTGTTCAGTTCCTTTTCTTTTTGCTCTCGTAGTTGCCGCATATTCTGCTGGGGTGAGTGCCTTAATAGCCGCTTTTGGTAAGTACCTTTCGCCAGTCTTGCTTGATGGTTCGCCACTTTTAGTTGTCCACTCCTGCTTGCCCCAATTGACTAAATCTTGTTGTGGTTTTTTTCTCTTTGGAGTTGTTTTTCTCTTTCCTCTTGACATTTAACATACTACGTTTTGTAGCCCCCACCTGCTGCTTTATATTGTTTAGCTAACATTTGTGCTTTACGTGCTGACCATTGACCAGGCGCACCGCCTTTATCACCTGCTAGAATTTTTTTAAACAGTCTTTTACGTAAACCAGGTTTAGTATAGTTACCTGCTTCATTTACACGACTTTTCTTTTTAGGTCGCCTTCCTTTTTTTAATTCTATAGTAGATAAAACTTGAGCTTGTTTGGCATGAGTCTTACTAGCTTTTTCTAAACCTTTAGCTACTTTTTTTAATTTGTTTGCAGTCGCAGTTTTACCACCTGTAGCTCTTTTAGAAACATTACGACCTGCTTCACTCATAGCAATAGCTACTGCTTGGCTTTGACCATAGCCCTCACCCATTAGTTTGCTAATGTTTTTGCTAATAGTTTTATCGCTTGTTCCTTTAGATAAAGGCATTAATTTTTACCACCACGATTATCAGAAAGCTGCTCTTCAATAAACTTTTCATATTCTTCACGTTCTTTCTTTTGAGCTTGCTCAAAGTCATAAGCACGTTGCCCTTGTTCAGGTGTACCACGTGTACTGCCTTCACCTACAGAGCCAGCCATTTTACCACCTATTTGTTTATAACCCATACGATTACGAACTTTAGTTGGAAGTTTTGCTAGACCTGGATTATCTGCTGGAACATCTTTTTTAGACATATCTTTCTCCTATCGTTTAGATACCGCACCACCGCCACGGAGAGCTACGCCCATACCACGACCTGTTTTACCACCTGTCTTATAGCCTTTACTTTTCATTTTACCACCTGCAGCATAACCTTTACTTTTCATTTTACCACCTGCAGCATAACCTTTACTTTTCATTTTACCACCTGCAGCAAATTTACCTAAACGTCTTCTGCGTTTAGCAGCAGCACTTTTTGTATATCCTGTACTTTTTTGTTTATCTTCTTCTTTTACAGTTCTACGATTAAAACCAGGTTTACCTACTTTAGTAGTTTTAGTTTTAGAAGTAGATTTTGTGACTGGCATTTCAGGTCTAGGAGCAGGTTTACGAGAACGCTGTCGAGTACCTGTTGAAACTCTTCCTTCTAAATTTTTTCTCATTGCATCTGTAGGAGATTGACCTGGCNCAGGTTTAACAGATTTAGATACAGAATCTTTTGCAAGACGTTTTGCTCGTGCATCCCTTTCTTTTTGAGTTCTAGCTGCGGCTCTACGTGCTTGGTCAAGTTGAACAGCTGTTAAAACAAGACCTGCACCACCAGCAACTCTACCCAACATTTGTGTTGCAGCTTTTCCAGTTAGGCCACGTTGATTAGCAATTGCTGCCAATCTTTCTGCTGCTTTTTGCTTAGTTGCTTTTTTAGCAGCAACAGTTGTGGCTCGTTTTTCTGCAGTTTTTTGTTGTGCTGCAATTTTTNTGGCAGCTTTTTCCATATAGTCAAAATCACTTTCAGCCATTATGGTGTTCCTCCTAATGTATTTTCTCCAACTTTAGAAGCAGGTGCTTCCATGTCGTCACGCCTTGTTCTACGTGCTTGGTTTCTTAATGCTTCAATTGCGTTTTGATAACGCTGTTCATAATATGTGCTTACTGAAAAGTTTTTCATAAAGTCACCTGCCTCGACCATGCAACCATAAAACAAGGCATCATAGCAAAAGTCAGAAAAGTAATTATTTGGATTTGCACTGGTTAATGTTGTTGGTCTAGCGACATATACAAGTTCCCCACCGTAAGTAGCACTTGCAGTAGGAGCAACGATAACATTGGTGTTTGTTTTCTTTGCATAGTATTTTGGGGTTCCTGTACTTGCGCTGACAGGCCAGTAATCATAAATAAACTCGTCTGTTCTTTGCAATAAATTAATTTTAGTTCCGCTATCTTCAATACGAAGATTCTTTACATAACGTGTTCCAGAAGGAAGCGTAAGTTCGTTTTTACCTGCGGATAGTGTAACTGATGTAATTGTTACCAAGCCATAATCATCCAATGTTTTAGTTAACCGTTCTTCTACACGATTAACCATCTTGGGTATAGCCGAGACAAATTCGCTGCCATCGTTTTCACTGGCTTCAATAATGTCGGTAACAAGATAAGTATAATTAGCCATAATAAATAGTCGTAGAAATGGTTGTTGCTGCAGATACAATTACTTTTCCTGCCATGCGAATACCATTATCTGCGAAGTCCTGATAATTGCTGCCGTTTACTTGGAACTTAATTCGACCACCATTGGTATTACCAAAAGGGTCAACAGACGTACCAGTAATAACTACGATGCCTGTGCCTACACAGTTAACACTACGAACACGAGTGTCAGTAACAGTTACACTAGTAAGAGAATCTACAAAAGTACCAGTTCCAGAAACAAATGCGCTTCTAATGTTAGTCATTGATTGCTCCTATAAAAATGTCAATAGCTATATTATACTAAAAAAGGGGGTGAGATACAAGTCCCACCCCCTTTAAAGGTTAACGTATAGGTGTTTTAATTAAGCACCTGCGCTTCCGAAGAAACCACGCCAGTCACTGAAACCAAACGCATAACGCTCACGAGCCTTAAAGCGAAGGTTGCCAGTGTCGAAGTCAGGCTCCATTTTGGTCTGAAGCGGTGAACGGACGAACATTTTCGCACCATTCGGAACATCAGTTTTAATGAAGTAACCATTCGTGTCCGTGAAACGGCGATTCACAAAGAAGCCATTTGGGACAAGACCTTGATTGCGAATGCTGTTAATGTCGTTAACATTGGTAGCAGAGTTGGCAATCGTGGTTGACAGCGGCGAGTTCAGAATCTGGTCTGCAGTAAAGGCCAGGTCTGATGGGATGTGCAGGCTTTCGGCTTGCGCTCCAACTAGGATGCCACGGTCATCTTTAGTTTTAGAAATAGCAATCAATGCAGTTTCCAGAGCAGCTTCTGAAAGGTCAGAGGCAGCTAGAAGGTTGCTTTGGTCGCCAGCACCAATGGTGGGGTGGTCAGAGGCAAAGAAAGATTTACCGTCACCGCCAGCAAAGGATGAGTTAAAACCGTTGTTGAAAACATCAGCAGCTTTAACTTGTTTAGTGTTCGCCATAGCACGAGCCAAACCTTTGGCACGCAGTTTAGCGAATGTGTCATAGAGGTTGTCCTCCATAGCTTCTTCCGTAACGGCGAAGCCAAGAGCAATAGTCTCATGCGTATAGCGTGAGGTGTAGCTTTCTTGGGCATCGTCATAAGATACGGCAGCACCTTCACCTTTTACAGGTGCAGTGCCGAAGCCAGTGAAGAGAACTTCTTCTTCAAATGCACGGTCTGAATTTTCAATTTCATACAGAGGTGCGTGTTCGTCAGAAACTTCCCCATACTCAAGGCCGAATACGGCGTTAAGACCAGGGAGAAGCTCTTTTGCAATACTTGCTCTATTAATAGCCATTATTATTTATCTCCCTTAGTTAGTTGTGGTCACAACGGCTGAAACCAGAACATTCTGGTAATCATCCGCACGATGGTTAAATTCAACTTCCATCTTCGTGAACGCATCGCCAACTGCATTACCAGGTTCATCAACGATACCAATAACACGCAAAGCACCATTAGTATCTTTACCCGTTGTACCAGCAGTCGTTTTAGCAACAATGGTTGATTTACCAGTAAAGGTAGAACCACCAGCAATTGAGCTAACTTCTACGTTTCTTCCAACAATACCAGCAGCAACTGTGGCATTTGAAGAAATAATGTAAGTTTGATTTGGATTGTCATTTACCAAACCAACGATATCTGTAGCAGATACGCCAGAATAGTAAGATTTAAATTTTTGTTCCCCGTTTTCTACATAGCGGCAACCTTGGAAAGTACCAACAGGCACTTCAGTAGTTGTCACACACGGTGTAAGTGTACCAGAGGCAATACGTACAGGAGTACCTGTGTACATTGCCGTAGCACCTGAAGCAATAGGATATTCGTTCAGGCCGTTACTATTTGGTGCAGCACCACGAACACGGGAAGGCTGAAGTCCAGTAACTTTAGTAGCAGACATATTTTTCTCCTTCAGTGTTTAAGTTCAGTAACCAGACTTCGCCACCCTTTTAATCAAAAGAAGGGGTGCGACCCTTGGTTACGTTGGTTTTGCTTTGATTCTGAATTGGCATTCTGCGGTCTGATGCGCCTTCAAGCTGTGCATTGACAGCATCAACCATCTCTGCAGATGCGTTTTCAAAATGTCTTTGTCGAGCTTCTGCACGTTTGATTGGCAACTTAGCAAGTGCCAAATCTCCTCGACANACAGTGCCTTTGTAGCGACCTTCCTCTTTAATTGCAGAGGTGTGCGCTAGTTCAGGTACTTCATCAAGAGAAACAAACTCCCAGCCTTCAGCCATTCGTTTACCAACATTTGTATAATCGTCACCGCCTTTTAGGGTTGTACGTATCCAACGAAGTTTCATTCCTTGGTCTTCAAACCTTGAGGTNACTGATTCAGGAATATCTAAAAGATTTGGTTCACGNTATTCAAAGTCTTCGGCTTCTCTTGTTTCCAGTTCACGACTCTGGGTGCTACGTGTGGTATTTCGTGCCATAAGTGTATATCCTTTCGCAACTATCTGTTAATTGTAGTATACTCGCCTTCGCCTGCCTTTTCGACTTTTAGCTTTTCGGCTGCATACTGTTCAAGTGATATGCCCCATTTTTCTGCAAGGCGTACATCTTCTTGTGAGAGTTTTACCTTTTTACTTGATGAAGGTGCTGGAGTGTGCGAAGCTCCTGCGACCACTTGAGCAGGTGTTGACGTTTCCTGCGGTACGGGGGTTTCGGTTGCTACTTCTTTGGTAGCTTGTCCAAACTTGTTAGGAAACTGTGCTGCCATGCGGCGGTCAATTTCCTGATAGTAATCATCGTCAGATGGGTCAAACCCTTCTTCTTGAACCTGATTGTCAATCTCCAAAGCAACTGCAGTCATTACACGGTCTTTGTTAAACCATTCATTTGCTGCTGCCCAGTTGGTTGCCTTACGCTGTGCATCAGACACAGTAGCAGCCGCTTGGACTTGTTGTTGCTCCTCAAACTTTTGAGGTTCAAAAGAGTCTGCCTGTTGACGAAACTCTGTCAGCCTATAATTATCTTGCTGGGCAGTATTAAGAGATTCTTGTGCCTTTAAGATATTATCGGCATCGCCGCTTTCTACGGCTTGACGGTACGCAGCACGAGCAAGCTCTAGACGTTCCGTCACTTGACGCTCATTCGATTCAACATTATTACTTAAGAGATTTTTATATTCTTCTTCTCTTTGTTGAAGCTTTGTTTGCATTTCCTTCTGTTGTGCCAGAAGTTCTTCGATTTGAGCTTCACGTTCTTTTTTCTGTTTTACCAGTTGTCGAATACGCTTTTGTGCGCCAGATGTTTCTACACCCTTTGTTTCTTGTTCTTGCTCTTCTTCAATTGTAGGGGTAGTTTCTTCTTGGGGTGTTTCCGTTTCTACCTTTGCTTCGGCTTCTACTTCCACTTCGGGGGCTGCTGCTACTTCTTCTGTGGCTTCTTGCCCTTCGATTTCAAATTCCACCTTTTCTTGTTCAGGGGGTGAGCCTGGTTCAATGGTAGACCATTCAGTCTCTGCCATAGTATTTTCTCCTGTTTAACGTCTGCGGCGAAATAGACGAATAACGCCGATATGTAATATTATATAGTATGATTGATTAATTCACAAGAGTAGCTGTGAATTTTTTTAATTACTTAGATTAAACGTAGGGTCTAAGTCTTTTGCATCTTCAACTACCATCTTGATGTCGTCATCAAATAATAGCAAAAGATTTACGCCTTTGTAAAAGAACTTGCTTCCTGTATGTTTACCATAACACACATAGTCACCTTCTTTACACCAAGCACCATTAGCAAACTTATCGTCCTGATAAGCTAGGTCGCCAACTTTTAGGACACGACCAACTGTTGTAAGGTAAGCCATATCCGATTTGGTTGAGTCAGGCAGAATGATGCCACCCTTAGTTGCTGACTTAACTGATACTGGACGTACAAGGATATGATAACCTGGTACTTTTGGAAGTGGGCTAGGGTCTGCGACCTCTTCGTCTGTAATCCATTCATCGTTTTTCAAAGCACTAGATGCAGCTTGCATATTTACTCCTCTTCGATATATTTATTTAGATAATCTTTGATAAGGCCAATAGCCTTTTCTAAACCAGCAATTGTTCCTACTGATTCACAATATCTAGAATAATCCGAAGCGGCTCCATACGCAAGGGAATTTTTTATAGATTCAATTTCTTTTTGTATTTCTTTTATTAACTCTTCGTATAACACTACTCAATGCCTTGTTGCTTGATTACGTCTGCCAATAGTTTAGCAGAAACTTTAGCTTCTTCCAAGTCATTATTTTCTTGGGCTTTCAGCAAGTCAGCCAGTACGTCCATAGCTTTCAATGCACGCTTGGCATCTCTGTCTTCTTGCTTCTGATAAGCTCTCATTTGTTCCTGCGCTCCTTTGGCTTGCGTGTCCAGAACAATTTTTTGTTCTTTCAAGTCAAGGTCACGATTTTTAAGTGCGGCATCTGCTTGCGCCTTGGCAATCTGTGCAGCAGTTTTATTCTGTTCTACCTGAAGTTTCTGTGCCTCAATAGCCAGCATCTGTTGTTCAGGTGTGCCTGGTCCTTGAGCAGCAGCAGCATTAGCCTGCAGAATTTGCTGGGCAGCTTGAGCTTGCACCTGCTCAATAGCTGATGGGTCAAGTGCTATTTGACCAAGTGTTTCTGGATTTTGCAATGCCATATTATACAAACCCATCATCTGCTCTTTATACTTAAGCATCATGTGTTCTGTAATATTATCTTGAAGAACTGCCGCAATCATTTTAAATGCAGGATTGCGCTGTTGATTCATTGGGTCTTGCAAAAAAGCAGTCTTAACTGCCACATGTGCATCATGGTTCTGTCCTTCAAATGCCTTAATAGGTTTACCTTCTGATGCCATCATAATATCTGTCATGGCATCATGCGGCTGTACCTCTTCTTTAACAGGCATAAGTTTATCTACATCAGGTACATTAGCTGTAGTTAATAGCATTCTATTTATTGCTTCCATATCAAACATTCCTGGCGCAGATTGAGAAGCAACCTGCTGTACCATTTGAATAAGCATCATGCGTTGTGCATTAGACGGAATGTTTGGGTCAGATACTGGAATAATATCTACACCACCATTAAAGTCTACTTTGAAAATCTTTTCGGTAATTCCTGGTAGGTCGTAAGGATATTCATTTGGCAAATATTCAGAATCAATACGTGCCAATACTTTAAACTCGTCACCCTGTGCTTTGTGTAGCCGCTTGTGAATAGCAGAGAAAAACTTGCTTGAGGCTTCCAATAATGCCATCGTTGTTCCAACTGGACCATAGCCGCCACTATCTGCAATAACTTGCTCTGTGCTGTCGGCAAACTTCTGGCCTGCTCCTGTTACAAAGGACAGCATGTTAAATAAAGTTTGTGAAGGTTCTTTAAATGGTAGCGGAATAATAGACTTGGTTAAGTCCATGCCTGTTGCTTCTACTTCTTTGAACTCACCTGGTGCAATCGGGTCATTATCCCCGACCATCCGTACTCCTTTAGCCTTAAAGCCTCCTGGTAAATTAGCAAACTGCCCAGCATCAAGTAGGCTACGCATTGCAGCAGTAGCAGACATAGTAAGATTGCCAAGGAAATGAATAAGACCCAGACCGTAAAAACCAAACCCAGGAACATATCTATAATGCGTGAAGTGCATTTTTTTGACATACTTATCATCTCCTTCTGCCCAGTTACGGCGAATCGAAAGAACCTGACCTGACTGTTGCTCTACAGTTACAATATATGGGCAGGCACTTTTACCTGTGTGCATTGTATCTTCTTCAAGCTCTAGATAACAATGCTGCTCTAGCAACACATACTGTGGGTCATTGTCTCCTGCAGGCGATAGGCCAAGAACTGTGTCCATCTTTTCTGCCATGCCTGACAAAGTAGGCACACCAGCAGAAGGAAGTTCTATATCGGCATACATGCCTGCTTCTATCTGACGAGCCAAGTCAACAGGGCTACGATAAATAACATGAGTGTAACGGTCTGCTCTGCGAAGGTCAGACGCATAGTAAGATACATAAAACTGGTCTATAGGTACAAACTCACTGACAGGTCGGTCAAGGCTTGAATCATAATAAATCTTTTTAACTGCAGAACCAATCAAGGGTAGATGAAATAGCATACGCTCAAATTCATCGAAGTATTCAGGCATCTGAGTAGTAACCTGATAGTTCATAAAGTTTTGAACACGATTAGCCTGCTGTTGTTTTTCAAGTGTAGCATCGCCAAGAACCTGTGCCTTGACTGGTCCTTTGGCAGGAAACAATTCTTGTGAAGCTTTAGATTGAAACTTAACTGCTGACTCAATCAACAGTGGATGCACAGCAGTAGCTGCACCTTCAAATGGTTCAGTTGTATCTTCCAGCTTTAGACCAAGCAGGTCAAAGCCTCGCTCAAACATTGATTCCCACTCGGCACGAGAATCTTTATCTGATTCAAATTTACCAATAACTGTTTGACCAATCTCTTCGAGCTTCTCTTCGTCCAAGATTTCTACAAGATTTTGATAAAACTCTGCATTCATATTAATCTCTACTTCGATTGCTTCTGCCGACCCTTCAAGGTCTACAGTAATTTCACCTGTTTCAGGGTCTATCTCAAAGGTTGCTTCTGTTTCAGAAGGCTGCTGCATTTCCATGCGAATAACATTGTCACCTTCTGGACGCTGCTCATAGGGATTTCTCTCTGTTGCCATTATGCTCTTTTCCTAGCTTTTGTTTTGCGTTTCATTTGTTCAATGTATTTTCTATACACAGAACTAGCACCAGTTTTACCTGCTACCTTTGCTCGTTGTTCCATAGCAATCGCTGCTTGTATCTTATGGGCATGAGTTCTACCACTAGCCTTAATCTTTCTGACGCTTGCTTCTGCATCTTTTATAGTGGCAAACTTTAATCCACGTATTGTACCCTTGGGATTTTCATCTGTATATAAATCAGAATGCTTTTTACTTCGTGCGGGTTGTCCCTTTTTTCTAGGTATACGTGGAGCCATAGGCAATATTATACCACTAAGTTCTCCAGTATCCAACCCTCTTTGTTCGCCTTGGGTTATAATCATCTTCCCAATTAGGGTCTTCGTTGTGTGATACATGCCAACTGTCTCTCATATAGTGGATAGCCATAGTCATTGCGTCCACTTGGTCATCATGTGCGCCATTGGGAAAAGCTAGGCATTCATCGAATAAATCCTTCGCCCACTCCTTGCCCTTCGGGATGTAGATACGACCCGACTCCATAAGAGGCGTAGCGGCATAGACACGTGAAACTTTGTCCCTGTCAGGAAGGTAGTCCAGAACAGGTAGTCCAGCGAGGCGCATATCCTGAAGCAGCGATTGACCAGAAGCCTTCTTCTCAATGATACACACATCTGGCCTGTGTTTTTGGTAAAGATGTTGCGCCGTTCTGCGAAGGTCAGGATACTCAAAGCGGTCTTTAACATTGCCGAGAAGGATGAGATTGGGAACGACATATTCTCCACCATATTCATCTTGCTCGACTTGGTGAAAGATGCCCCACGTTTGTATGACACTATAGTCTGCCGTTTTCTTAGTAGAAAATGCTGTGTCATAGGTCTGGATAATAAACTCGCAGTGCGGCGGGTCTTCATATTCCCACCATTGAAACCAATTCTTTTTGATAATACCGCCTTCGTCTGGCGAGGGGTTCTGCATGTATAGCGCATCCCAGTATCTACTCCCATTACTTGCTCGTATCTCTTGCTCATCCAGCTTCAACACATCATCTGGCTTCCACTCTGGAAAGTATGATGTACCTTCAGGCAAACCCAGTAGGTCTGCTGCAGTCTCGTCCAGCCATGCAGGAATGCTAATTACTTCCCACGGCTCTGTGGTAAACTCTGACTCCTGCTTGAGCAGCCAGCCACACAAGTCATCAAAGTGGTAGCGTGTATTAATAATAATGATTGCACCATTCGGCATCAGGCGGGTACGTAGACCAGAAGGCCACCATTCTTTAATGTATCTGCGGCCTGCCTCACTGAAGCTGTCTTCTTCTGACATAACGTCATCCAGTAAGGCTAGATGTGCGCCACGACCCGCAATCTGTGACCGTACACCTGCTGCATAATAGGAGCCATTATGATTTGTCTTCCACTTACCTGCTGCTTTAACGTCTGACCGCAGGGACACACCCTTGAACACACGCTGAAAGTCCTCTGTGTTTACAATATCCCTGACGCTACGACCAAAGTCACTAGCCAGTTGGTCGCTGTGGGACACAGACATAATCTCGTGGTTAGGTTCACGGCCTATATACCATGCAGGAAATATCTTACTGGTAATAAGAGACTTGCTTGAGCGTGGTGGCAGGAAGACCATCAATCTTTTTATCTCACCATCGGCTACCTTTTGCAGTCTGTCACACAATAGCTCAATATGCCTACCCATTTTAAAGTCAGTTACTAGGGTAGGGGCTACTCTACGTACAAATGTAAGCAGGTCTTCTTTTGATTTTTCCTGAATATATTTATCTAATGCTATATCTAGCATCTGATAATCTGGATATCCCCCAGACTCCACTACATCTTGTATTTCTTTTAATTCCATATTGCTTTTCTGCAGTCAGTGTTGCATATTTGCACTATTGCAAACTGGTTGAATCCGTGCTATACTATCTTTACTTTAAAGTTCGGAGGTAAATATATAGGAGCTACTCTATATAGAACTATACAGCCCCGCTAGGTAGCTCTGGACAACTACTGCTATTATACTTCGTACATCTTTTTTACACAAGCACAAAACAGTTGGCCTTGCCAACAACAGACAACTCCAGAAGCCCCCGCCCGTGGGGTTTTTTTTGTACCATGAAGTACCCTGGTATTTTTTTCTACTACTAGCCCACTATATTTTGTGTTTCTATTTCCTAGATTTAGGGGGTGGGGGTGTATTGTCAAAGCTATTCTGGCAGATTCTGGCAAGCCCCTATGAAGTTCCCTGGTAAAAATAGTCGTTATATATCAGTGGTATATTATATATATAGATGTGCGGTCATTTTTTTGGGTGGGGTTGCGGCAATCCTTGGCAGGATTCGGGCAGATTCGGCAAAAGGATTCTTTTTAGAATAGGTCAGCACGATTGTCCTATTATCAGCATGACAAATAAGCAGATTCTCAATCATTATGTTGCAATAATGCCACAATATACCCCGCCACATATTAGATAGATACCCCCTATCCCATTGATTTACTTGGCAAATCTTGGCTATGTTCTCTTTATGTTCTCACTCGCAAGATTCATGGTGTCTTTATATATATAAAAAAAAATTAGAACAAACCATGAACAAAAAAATGATAAAAAAATACAATTAATTTTCTCAATAAAAACAATAGCTTACATGTAAGCATATCATAACCTATTGAAAACATTAATAAAATTAGTGCTTGCAATTAAATTCTGGCTGGTCTAGTCTTCAATTATCGGCAAACACCAAACG